ATGTCAGAAGATAAACTAGTTCTCCAAATAAAAAAGAACGAAAGTAAAGATACTTCGTTGTCTTCTTTGAATATCGAAGAAACCGATGCTCTAATTTCTCTCATGACTTCATTAAGAGACCTCTGCAGCACTGTATCTGATAATAAAGATTTGAAGATCGAACTAAAAGAAGGTTCTGCAGTGGCAGCGCTGTCAGGAAGTCCTTTGGGTATGGCTGAAATTTTCTATAATTTCGATGAAGTTCTAAATAGAACATCAACAGATATTGTAAATGTAGAAAGTTGGCGAGTTATTCAGTCCGTTTTGCAAAATGAAAATTTCGAAATAGAAGCTAATATTATTAAACAAGGTATTAAGACGAGTATTAAAAGAGAACTTGTTGAATCTAAGCCTTTTAAAAGAGCATCTACAAGAACTAAGTCAAATTTGAAATTAGAGTTTTATGTAGGAAAACTTAATGAGATTGGGGGGAAAAAACCCAACATACATTTAATTGTAGATGATTCTGAAGTAATAATAGAATGTTCGGAGGCAGATGCTATCTATGTAAGCAGTAAGATTCGACTATATCAAACAGTGAGGATAGCGGCTTGGACCAAAATAAATGGTAAGAATGAGGTCATTGAAAGGCAGTTTAGTGCTGTTTATTTTAATGAAGATGATTTTGAGCGATATCGATCTCTCATTAATTCTTATAAAGATTCTCGTCTGCCGATCTTTTTAGATCAAATGTACGATATATCGAATCCTCTTTTAGATGACAATAAATACAGTGATTTTCGAAAGTTTATGTCTTTATTCATTCATAAATCTTGGAATATGAATGTATTAAAAACAATGCTTGTGATTTCTAAAGATTTTTCTACTGTACCTCAAATTGATGATTTAAGACAACGCTTGAATATTTTTTACTTAGAGCAAAAGAATAGACTAAAAACCATTAAAAATAAAAATAAAAGTGACTACTAAAGAAATAGAAGAGAGTATTATCAGAACTGAAAGGCAAGGTACTCCCGCTACTTTTGTAGGAGCTGCTGTTGAATTAGATAAGGATGGGGATGCTGTTCATTCGGGCATCGTTATTTTTAATGGGAATGAATGTAAGCTATTCCATTTCACCGGAAGAGATGTACGTTTAGTTGAAAGCACTGATTCAGACTGGAGAAATAGAAACTGGTATTATCATAAAGTTATAGACAGAATAGATGAAGAAGAAATAGAGGCTTTTCTTAGCTTCTGTAGAAATATATCTAAAAAAGCAACTCCAAGATATGCATTTTATTATGATGGACATGCTAAATATACTCCAACTGGTGACTATATCTATACATCTGTCAAGGGACAGTACATGACTTGTGTTGGTTTTTGTTTGAATGTCTTACATGGTTTTATAGATGATGGTCAATACTTGGATCCATCTACTTGGCCTGTGACAGATGAAACTGAGCAGGAAAATTATGAAGATTTTCTGGAAACATTAAGAAAGCATGATGTTGAGTTTGATAATAATGTCATCAAAGTGGGTTTTAAAAGAATTTCGCCATCTGAGTTTCTTTCCTCTGCTTTTCTGGATATGAAGCCAATAGTCTATGATGACATAAAACCTCTAACTGACCAAGTTGAACTAGTTCTATGTAGATTCGTTAATAATTAGTAGCTTTGAGAGGCTTTTAATATAGAGCTTAACGCACAAAAGCTTCAATCTTCGGATTGAGGCTTTTTTTATTTTGTTCAAAGTTGCGATTTCGAAACTGAGATCTTTCCAACCAATTTATGAGGTCATATTCATTCAGTACCACGTTTTAAATAGACATCCGTAATTTCATAAATCGATTTTAAAAGAGTACAATGCAAAAATACATCAGGATAATCACTGTTACTAGGTTGCAAAGTGATACCAGAATTTAGAGCTGTTTTTGGACGCCCTAAAAATATATTATTCGATGTATCAATAATGACGTATTCTACTTCACTATCTAATTTATCATATGCAACCGGACTGGCGATAACAACACTACCATTAGGAATGGAATTTTTATTTTTAGATTCCATGATATCACAATTTACATGCACTAAGATTGAATTTTTGGCAAAAGAAGTTCCTTCCGGCAAATAAGCCAGCTTAAAATTTTTATTCGCTTTCATCCTAATTATTTTTTTGGTTTATAAATGTAGCGGATAAAGGACCGCTACAGGCCTTTTAACTTTAGCGTTTAATTTTTCCCTGATAATCGCTTGTAAGAACGTGTCCAGATCGTTAAAAAATCTGTTATTTAATTCGTGTTATTTTTTTCAACTTTCTATTATGGTGTTGGAGAAATTCCGCTTTAAATGCTTCGATATCTATTCGTTTTTTTTCAGCTGCGGAAATGGTAGGTTTAACCTCCGTCGCTCCCTTGATAAATGCTATTCTCATGACAAACTAGATTATTTAGAATTAACTCTGTATTATCGGATAACCGTAATTCATCTTTTATGTAAGCTGTATAAATTTGAGTGGTAGTAGAACTTACATGTCTCAGAGAATGCTGCGCATCCGTTATTGATAATCCGCTTTTGAGAATATAAGTAGCGGCGCTATGCCTTAAACAATGTGCAGAATAAGATGCGTCATTTAATCCAATTGATTTTAAACACTCTTTGACGATCATCGAAATATACCGTGTAGTAAGTCGATTTCCGAAATTGCTATTTGATATGGATGTAAAAAGCGGTTCATTGCTCTTGACTTTGCCTCTTTGTTGTAAGTATTTTTTTAAGGCATCAATAGTACTTGAAGGTATTTTCACAAAATCATCTTTCATAGTATGTCCTTTTCCTTGAACCTTTAATATACTCTTCCCAGATTGAACCGATATATCAGAAATATTTGCCCTTATAAGCTCTATCGTTCTTAAACCACAGCCTAATAGCATTGAAACGATAGCTAAATCTCGTGGACCTCTATTTGAAGCCGCCTGCAGTAGTAAATGACATTGATTTATAGTAAGAGGCTGTTTTCTAATCTTATTCTGACGTCGAGGGCTTTTTACTGCTTTGGCTATATTGGGATAGATTTTGTGAGATTCAAGCCACTCAAACAATCTCCGTACTCCAGATAAGTAAGATGATACTGTTAAATCGCTATATCCGGCAGAAAGCAAGTGCGTTTTGTACTCAATAATATCTACTCTCGACAAGGTTCTGAAATTCTTGTTTGTAGATTTTATCCACTTTCCAAACTGATGTAGCACTCTCTCGTAATTAGACTTTGAATTTTGGTTTACGTCCTGTTCTAGAATAAATCTTTTAAGAAGATCTCGATATTTGAGATGATCATCGTTGGTGATGATATCAGTCTCGTACTTGATACCTGGTAAAAAAATCATTGTTCGCAGTAATAAAAGTGCTAGGCGCTGCGAACAATGTCCGAAGTCCGGATAAGTACGGTTCTAAACCGCTCACCTAGCAATATTGTAATAAATAAATTTCGTCTGAATTACTCCAGAACATTGTTCGCATTTCAAAAATGCAAACTATAATTCAAAAAGACAAATGAAAATTCAAATATTTTTTATTTAACTGCTTTTTTACCATTTAGGCCGCAAATAGCGCAATAAATAATTTGAAAACTTTACGGTTTCCCATTATTTTAGAAAATAAGCTTTTTCTATATTGACCACGTTTTAATCATTTAACATTATGAAATTTATAAAGCCATTTCTTTTCATTTCACTACTAACTGTAATTTTAAGCTGTAGTAAAGATTCAACCTCCACTTTTAATATTGATCGTATAGATCGCAAAATCAAGTATGATGATGAAATAACGCTAACTACTACCAAGGTTGATGGAACTATTGATTGGTCATCAAGCAACGAATATGTTGGTAAGGTCGAATCGTCCGGCAAGTTCGTTGCTAAACATATTGGGGAAACCACGGTAACTGCCAAATGGAAAGGGACATCAGCCACTATTAATATTCAGGTAGAGCCTTATATTCTGGGAATTACCGAGCCATATATGCAGTTTGGAGTAAATATTGCCACAATTAAATCATTTGAAAAAAGGGTGTTAAAAAGTGAAACTAATACATCACTTAATTATAGTGATCCCTCCAAATATGTAAACTCCGCGATTTATCTTTTTGAGAACAATGCTTACGCTTCTTGCGGGCTTTTGTTTAATTCCTCTCCGTCCAGTATAGCAGAGGATGTTGCTAAATTTTTTCTAGAGCGCTACAACATAGTTGGCGAAAATAACAATGTATACTATTTTACAGATCGTAACAAGAAGGTCTTGGTCGGATTAACCGTACACAGTCAGCTGGGCTTAATAGGGTTATATCAAGTCAATACTCTAAATAATATTTCTTCAACAAAGTCAGAAATCTTTCCCGGCCTGGAAGGCAAATCAAAAATCCATAGTCTCGAAAAATATATTCAAAAATAACGATTAAGCGCCTCGATTATCAAGGCGCTTTTTGTTTTTGTATATACAAAAGTACATCTTGCATATACTTAAATTTGAAGCAGAAATTATTACTACTTTTAAACTATTTTATCCCAGATAGGTAGTTTTTTACTGCGGGTGAAACTTGTCCAACTGATGTGGCTTTTCCAGCATTGTCTTTAGAATTTTTGTCAGCAAATTCTTTAATCGCTTTATCTATCGTTTCTTTTTCAGAACTTTCTTTAGAAACATACTTGTCGTTTATCGACTTATACATCTCTTCTACATCCGTGAAGGTATTATCATTCACATTTTGAACATCTATAACCTTTAGTACAAATTGTTCAGGAATACCGTTCTTTTTTGCTCGTGTCAGCAAATCTAATAATGTTGTTGCCATTTTCTTTATTTTTGTTTTTTACTATTTGAATTTCCGTAAATCTGCAATAGCAGAAGTTAACTTGATACCTTTATTCTCAATTTTTTGAGAGCTTCTTTCAACATCTCTTCAGCTTCCAAACTTGAGCCTGTTATTACATCTTTACCACGACTCTCTACAGCAGCTGCATATCCCATCCCTGCGACGACAACCAAGGCATATCCATTTGCAAAATCTGATTTTAATGATTTGACTAAAGACTTAGCCTCGCTAATACCTGTTTTTTTATCAGTGCCAGTCTTCGATGCTTCATAGTTCTCCTTTGATACTTTTCCATGATCAATAATAGCAAAGCCGATAGATGACCTTAAATTGCCAGTGACGTCATTAAAGCCACCCTGACTTGCATTTTTCATACGAGCATTTCTAACAAACTCCCAACCAACCATTTCTAGACGATTGAGAATAGCTTGGCGGAGATTACTAACAGTCTGATTTAATTGCTTCTCGATCTGATTTTTTGAGAATTTAGCCTCCAATTTAAATTTCATCACGGAATATTTTTGGTGAATTAATTTCGATATGAGCTATTTTAACCTCTTGGATTAGCTCTCTAAGCAATTTTATAAGCTCTTCCTTGTCAGCTGACAGCTGCAATAATTGTTGAGATTGGACTCCTATTATCTCCCACAACTGATCTTTACTAAAATTGCTACTCGCTCTATCTAGTTTATTTAAAGCATCTTCAATTAATGGATGCGTATTATTTGAATTATTGTCCATATACTTTAGCTTTTATTTGATATAAATATTTATTCTTCACCAGGGGCTATTATCCCCCCTGAATCGCTTAGGCTCGCTTGCTGATTTTCCGCTTTTATTAGGCTTGCTGTCCCCGTCAACATCACGATAGATTTGAAGAAATTTGGCAGATCGATAGAACTCAATGATTTGTCCAGCACATAACTAAAAAGCTCCTCATCGATCCAATTTAAGGCCTCAATCAATTGTTTACTCGGTTCGTTACGATCATTTTGCAGCGCAACAGCGACACAATAGATCATATCCTTATGGTGATCTTTAGTGAGCTGAAAAACTCTCTTTATAAGAACGGTATCGTTCATTATTTCTTCAGGAAAATCAAACAACCTTACTGCAATCCGCTCCCTATTACCGACTCTTAGCTTACCAAGATTATATTTGAGTAATTTCTTTTTGATGCCTAACTTTTGAAGAAAAACATGAAATTTATTTTTTGGAAGAACAGGAATTTGAATAGTTTCAAGCTCATCTAAAAAAGTCTTTATTGCCTCTTTTCCAATTGATGATTTATGTTCCATATAGTTTAGTTTATCTTCCATAGTATGCTCTATTTGATTGTTGAGATGTATTTTTATTAATGCTTTTTAATTCGGAAACAGCATTTTTAAGTTCATTGACAGTGTCAGCGGTGTTAGCTTGAATAGCATTAAGAGCGGCCATTTTATTTCTTGAAATCTCAAGATTTTGAATCAATAAATTGGTCCTTTTCTGACCATCTTCAAACATTCGTTTGTTTATTTCTTGTGACGATCTGAATATCCCGGTTAATTCACTCGCGGTTGATTCAGTTAGTTCTCTCTGAATTGAAGATTTTAAACCAGATGACGCGGTTTCACCCTCAAATCCGATAAGATCCATTATCTCTTTATACCTCTTATTCCCTGCTTCAACAATTGCCTGATATTGGGCTTTAAGTATATCAGATTCTTGTCTAGTAAGATCTCCATTCTCCATAGACTCGGTAACCTTATCATACCATTGCTGAATACTGTCAGTCATTTTTCCGTCTTGCACTAAGCGCATGACCGCTTTTTGCATATGCTTATAAAACGAATCGGAGATATCACCAAACGTTAAATCCGCTTGATTGAAAAGGTTCTCAAATTCTCCTTTAATGTCATCAAGTGAAATACCAGATAATGCCTCCTGGAGTGTATCTTTAAGATCTTTAGCTTGCTCCTTTGCATCAATCATACTTTGTCCATACTTACGAACTTCTTCAGGTAACCTCGCCCAAATTTCATATTGCTTGGTTTGCAGCTGTAACCACTCTTCACTTGACATATTTAAAAGTTTCTGACGGCTTAATACATCCCCAAGCTCCTTATCGTAATTGTACCAGTTCGAGTGCTTGAACAAACTTGCTCCTTGGGAAAACCATGCTTCAAGACTTTTTCGATTAGCAATCTGTTTGGAATTTACAAGATCCAGAGCCTCCTTATAGGCTTCCATTGCTGTTTTACCTGACTTCTGTTCAAACAGCTCCTTTTGTTTTTCGATAAGAGTATCAAAGGTTTTCGACAGAGTTTCATAATACTCTTGCTCTTTTTTTAGCTCTTCATTTCGTTTTTTTGACCCTCGATCTAGTATTGAAACCACCGCTTGCACAACAGCTAAAGCAGCTTTTATGATCGCTAAAATGACAGAGGCATTTTCTGCTTGATCTATTGCCATGGCTACAGCTGTAGCGGTAAGCGACACTGCATCAAGTGTAGCAAGGGCTACGTCCCCGGCATCTCCCAAAGCATCTTTAAGTACACCAGCAGAACTAACAGCCTCTGCAACAAAACTGAAACTTTTTGCTGTAGCTTTGGAAAGCATCACCCAAGCAGCTTTTGTTTTCTCAGCAGCCTCTTTCGAGTCATCCCCGGCGTTAGCCATTATTTCCTTTATTGCAATACCAAATGCAGTAAATGGATTTTTCTCTATAAGTTCATTTTGGGCAGCTTTAAGGTCCTTTTTTATCCTAGCCAAATCAACAGGATCAAGCTTTCCTTTAAGTTTGTTGAAGTTGTTTTGAATGGTATTAATGAGATTTCCAATTTCTTTAGCTCCCATTTCATCCATTCCGGAAAACAGTCTTTCCCAATCAATAGTTCCTGTTAGCTCATCAGTTGCCAATTTGGACACTTTCAAATCACGATCCTTATTGAGAACTTTCTCGCGTTCGGGTGTCAATTCGCCTTTCTCACGAAGCTCCTTCATCTTCTTTTGATGATCCTTCTCAATTTCTAGAATCTTATCGTTTAAAGATTGAGCAGCCTTAAGGGCTTCAGTATATTGTGCTGTGTCGTACTCTTTCAATCGCTTGCCATTATCTTTGATTATTTCGAATAATTTATTTAAACGATCTTTCTCAAATACATTTAGGCCTACGGTTTTTTGCTTGGTTAACAAACCTGCATATTCGCCAGCGATCTTTTCAAAAGTATTCTTATACTGCCCCAACTGATCATCGGCGACTTTATCTCCATATTCTCTTTTTAGCTCTTCATACTTCACATAGTTATCAAAATCTATTTGATAAGCAGCAAGCTTCCTATCGGTCTGCTGCTTATAAACAACATCTTGAATTTCCCTATCTCTTACATCATTTACTTCCTGTATTTGTCCAGCAGCTATTTTCTTTTTATTCTTAGGATTACGATTGAATTTTTCAATCTCATCAGTAAGTACTTTATATCTAGCCTTAATACCCTCAATTTCTTGTTGATCCCGGGAAAGCTGCGACACACTGTATTCTGCTTTAGTTTTTTCAATATCTTTTAAGATACCCAAATAACGTTCTTGAGCATTGTAGACTTGAGTTGCTTGACGAGCGCTAGTATTCTTTTCTTTGCCCTGTGCTTTCGCTAATTCGTCCTCTAGTTTTTTAATTTCAACCAAATTCGATTTATATTGAGGGCTATAAACACTTAAAGGAGCGTTTTCATCTTTGAGCTTTTTAATTTGGTCATTAAACCAATTTTCGGACCGTACACCTGCATTTGGATCTTTCTTGTTTGCATCTTCAAGAGTTTTGATTTTACCTAAAATATCAGTCAGCTCATTATTAAATCGAACAAGGTTCCAGCTATTTAAGTTACTAGCAATATTGACGGTTTTATCCTGGATGATACCAAAGATTGCATTCTGGTCATTGATTTGTGGATTGACTTTAAGTATAGCATCTCTTTGTTTTTCGATCTCCGCTTTTTGAGCTTGTAGGAATTGTAACTTTTGATCGTCATTCATTAACGAATAAGCGTATTCCTGTTGTTGCTTACGAAGTTCTTCGCCTAACAAACCAGCCTCAATTTTCGCAGCTTCAAGATCTTTAAACAACTTGGAATAAGCCGCCCCCGAACCTCCACTACTATCATTACGCATCGCAACTTTAAGGCCTTCCATTTCTTTTGTAATGGCCGCTACTTTTTCCTTAGCTTCATCATAGCGATTTGAAAGAACGGAAAGGCTAGATTTATCATTCTCCTGGTTAAGCTCCTTTTGCAGTTTAATTGACTCTGATTTCAAAAACTGCTCTTTGGACATGCTACCGAGTAAATTGGGATAAAGCCTTTGCAATTCCTCATAAGCTTTATTAGTCTGAAAATCAGTAGCTGTTTTATCCCGAACGATGTTCGTTAATTCAGTGGCTTTGGTTTTCATTTGCTCCATAGACTCAATAGCTTTACGATTACCATCTGTAAAATTCTTTTGAGCTTGTTGAGCGCTATTTAATGTATCCCGTAAAGAATACATGGTAACTATCAAACCAGCAACTATCGCACCTACCGCTACATAAGGATTTGCGAACATAGTAGCATTTAATAACTTTTGTGCCTTTTCAACGATGACAAGAGCCCCATAATGAAGTATTTCTACAGCAGTAAGTCCTGAAACAGCAGTAGATAAACCTAAAGATACTACTCTTCTTACTGTCATAATATTTGACACTACAGTTTCCCAAGCAGCTGTAGCTATTAGCGCTGCTTTATAGACACCATATGTAGTTATTAAGCCGGAAAGAACAGCCAAAACATTATCATAATTCTCGACTAAAGTGGATAAACCAGAAATGATGACGTTGATAACACCTTCTGAATCTTTACCCATTTTATTGAGCATCTGATCGAAAGCATCTCCAAGCCGCTCAAGATTGCCTTGGATTGTTCTTGATTGAGCTTCCATAAGCCCCCCAAACATACTTCCTTTAGCGGTCATATTCTCAAATGCTTTTTGTACCTCTGCAAAACCAACTTTGCCTGCTGTTACAAAATCATTAACTTGATTTTCATTTATTTTTAGAACTTTAGCAAGCGCTTGATAAATTGGAATACCACGGCCGGCAAACTGACGAATATCCATTTGATACGCTCGACCTTGTGTTCTTAATGTACCATATAAATAAACAAGGTCGCTAATGGGTTGAGAAGTACCGGCGGCAACATCTCCAAGCATTCTAAGCTCACTTTTTACATTTTCTGCAGCAGAACCATAAGCAAGTAATTGTTTTGCCGCGTTTGCGGTATCTCGCATTCCAAAAGGGGTGGTACCAGCAAATTCAATGAGATCTTTCGTTAACTTATCAGCACGTTCTTTACTACCCAACATTGTAGTAAAGGCAATTTCCAGCTGTTGAAACTCAGAACGAACGCGGATCATTTTGGAAATGAAACTTTCCAACATATTTACTGATAGAAATGCAGTGACAGTTTGATTCAACCTGTTAAATACACTTTCAATATCTTTTCCTCGATCATTAAAATTAGTACCCATTTGACTAAATCGTCGATCGATTCTTTTAATACTATTTATAAATTCAGCATCCTCTAGAACGGCTTGCCAACTTAACTTATTTACTTCACTCATTTGGTTCCTATATTAAATATTTACGGAAACTGAAATAGATTTCACTCTGCCAGAATTGGAATTTCTTTTTAAATATCCCGTGATTGCAGATACGTCCTTTTCATCACGTTCAATCCTTGTTAGATCTGCATCATTAAGAATATCTCTCCCGATTGTGCTAAAAATGCATCCTAAGGCACTCTTAAAAACTAAATTATCCGATTTTAGTCTTTGGATAATATTCAACGTGATCCCTAACTCACCAGCTGTTAAGCCAAAATCCAAATTACATTCGACAAACTTTACAAGAATTTCTTGTTCAAAATCGGAGCACCCGACCGAATAGTACTTAATCAACTCTATATCCTCTTTAGATAATTTCATTACAATTTTTATTGATGTTGAACTTATGTTTATTCATCCTCATCTATGCATACTTCACGAAGGAAGTCGTAAAAGGACTTATTTAGGCTTTGACCTTTCGTTGTGATATCTGTTAATGTCTGCATAACATAACCTCTCGACGCTCCCCGAGTTCTCAAGAAAAATTCAATTGACTTAAGCTTAATTCGTTCATTTTTACTTTTCATCAATGACAATAATCCATCTTCAGCGACATCTATATTTTCCTCGAGTATATTTGACAATAATTCAGGTTTGCTTTCAGCTCGCTTTTTTACAGCTTGACGAGAATACTCAATGTCAAAATTAGTCTGAATAGCCTGAGCTGTACGAGCATATATTCCCGCATTTTCTCTCAAAATTGACCAGAATTCTTTATCAGATAATCTCTTTTTTGCCATATTGACAACTTTTGACAACTATTGTTATTGGATTTTTTTATGAAGCTCATCATAGCCCTCTAGTATTTTTTTTATACTTTCTATCGATGAATCATAGCTGCATATGACATGATTAAAACTTGCAATTGTTTTTTCAAAACTATCAATCACCTTGTTACAAGAGTTCTTTACATCAGATATCCAAAGAGGAATATCTAGACCATTAGCGGCTAAAGATTCTTCTTTAATTGTCAATTGTTTTATCACATTAGGAAACTGTGTTTTATAACTAGTAAAACGAGCTTCAGCTGTATTTTTTTGTTCAATAGAAAAATCCCTTTTTGCACTCAAGAAATTCAATTTTTCGATCACTTGATTTTTTAATGCCTTAAGTTTTTCTTTAGAAAGAATTTCCGTTTCAGGTTCAAATGTTGGATTGTTATGTTTTTTCATTTGCAACAGCCATTGAACGCCTTTTGGATCCATAGTGATTCGACCGCTTTCAGCATCCGTATTGAACAATTGATTAATTAATTCCGGATGCACTTCTGTACCGTAATTTTTCATTAAATGGATGAACTTTTCATTGTACCATTTTTGGTATTCATCTAATGTGCTTACAATATGGAAATAGTGATTTGCTGGGATATATATTGAACAGTTGTCTTTGATTTCCTCGATACTAGTATCTGATAGATGCAGTTGACCATTTTCATCGAAACTTATCCACTTGGAGTAAAATTGAGTTTCGTCGGACATCATTCCAACTTTGAAAAAAGAGTAAGGCTCGAATCTTGAAAGGTAGCCCTGCAAATCATCAATATTTGATTTAATACTCTTCAAATATAAATCGGCCAAAGCTTTATCAGCTTTTAATTTAACTTCATTCTTCACGGCCGATAATGCTTTTTTTGGACGTTCGCTTGTAGATGTAGTTAGCCAATTTAAAGATTCTCTGTTTAATGTCAATCCACAAGCTTTTAGAAGTGGATCATATTCATTTAGCAGCGATCCTTTAATGCTGTTAAAGGTTTTGAGATATTTATCAAATAAACCCTGATCAAAGCTTAATAAAATTCCCTTAGATTCTTTTTGCGTTGTTGCTTCCATCTTATTATAAATTATTTATCCAAATTTATAATCTAAAAATGCCATGGACAACCAAGTCATTTCAATAATCGCGATTATTGAAATGCTCACAAATGGATGCGCTTACATTTAGCACCCACTGCTGGAAAATAGCATCCTTTTTAAATCTACTGACAACTTCAGCTAGTTTCGATCTAACCAGGAAATAAGTCTTTTCTTGACCACCGTAATCTAACGACTCCAAAAACGGCATAAGCCCCGTTTTATAATTAGGTTTACGGCTTGGTATTACAAATAATTGAATAGGGTCAAAGAGATGAACGATAACTGCAAAAAAGAGATCTGTGCCAACTTTCACATTATGATCGGTGTTTAATACTTGAACTGCCTCATTAATCTTTGAAATGTTAATTTCTTTCTGAGGTATTAAATGATCTGCAAGCATCTTTAGATCCTGGAAAACATCTAGATGTTCCCGAATGATTGCTACCATTACAGCGTTACGCAAAATATCATCATTCTTCATTGTTCACATTTTTGTATTAAAAATCCAAATCTGATATCTCTTCTTCTTTCTTTGAATAACTATCAAATCTCATCTTGGCCCCATTAAACCTCAAAACCTTTGTTCCTGTTATTCCCTGTCTATTTTTCGCAATAATAATTTCCGTTAATCCCAATAGTGACTTACCTTCATCATCGTGCATTATCCCGTAGTATTCCGGTCGATAGAGAAACATTACAACATCAGCATCTTGCTCTATAGCCCCAGATTCTCTTAAATCGGCAAGTTTCGGCCTATTATCACTTGCACGGTCAACACCACGGCTCAATTGAGATAGTGCGATTACTGGAATTGATAGTTCTTTTGATAGTGCCTTTAAACCTCTGGATATTGCTGATACTTCCTGTTCGCGATTTCCAGCTTTGTTCTTAGATGTTAGGGTTACTAATTGCAGGTAATCTATGACGATAAAACCAATGTCATGCATGTGCTTTAGCCGAATAGCTTTGCTCCGGATTGAATTCAAACTTATAGATGCTGTATCATCTAAAAATAACTTACTGGCAATTAAACTGTTTATTGATGATATTGCCTTAAATTGCTCTGTCGTGAATGATCGGCTCTTTATTGTCTCAAGTGGAATATTTGACTCTGCTGATACCAATCTATCCACGCATTGAGCATTATCCATTTCTAAATTGAATATCACACCAGGTTTGTTTGCCATGATTGCTTGATTTCGCGCAAGGTTTAAAGCAAAGGCCGTTTTGCCCATGGCCGGCCGTGCGGCGATGATATAAAGACATCCCGATTGAAAGCCATTTGTAGCTTTATCTAATTCAGAATAGCCACTAGTGTTTCCGAGCAACCCATCGACAAGAGGGGTTTCATAGTCCTTCAGACGATGAGCAAATGCATCAGCGAACTGTACGGATGTTTTTCCAAAATTGAAATTAATCCGGTCCGAAAGAGCTGCAATGTAATTATCTATCGTCATTAACGGATCTTCTCCATTTGACAAATGATCAATCATTTCACGAGATTGATCAATCGCATATTTTGCCATAAACTTTTCTTGCAAAATCAAAATATGCTGTTCTAGATTCGCCGAAGAAACGACCCTATCCATTATTTGTGTCAAATAGATTGTGATTTCACTAGTAAATCCTTTACCTAATGCTTTCTGAAGTTGATTATTTACAGTTAAAATATCAATAGCACGACGATCGTTATGCAATTCAACAATTGCTGCATAAATTTGCTGGTGACGACTAATTGAGAAAACTTCTGCTGACAACAAATGTTGTGCTCTATGAATAGCGCCTTTTTCCAGTAGTAAAGTTCCAAGTATAATTTGCTCGATGTCCAAAGTGTTTTCCATATTCTAGTCTAATACTGAATGATCAATTGTAATCTGTTTGGGAGCGGTGTATTTGTTTTCTGATTTACTCACTTGTGATATTTGAGGTAATTCATCGTTCCACCGCTTTTGATTTAAATAAGTGAGTGGGTAAGGATAACTGTAAGTATCAAACGGCTTATAACTTTTGAATGATGGTAAAGTCTCGATAATTCTATTTTTATCATTAGAATCAAGCTTATCCCATTTCTCGAAACATTTTTCTTTGCCCGTTTTTACCGGGTACATATCCCAGAATTTTTCGAACTCAGTTGTATATTCCTTCTTAAGTTTATTAGTTTTATTTACACCCTTTACTTGTACCTTACTTACCCCTTTACTTGTACCGTTACTTGTCCCTTTTTCGGATAGGTAATTTTTAACTAGCTCTGCTCTTTCGTGCGATATAAATCTTGCAGTGTATGCATTTTTTGACTCGGATACAATAACTATTAAGCCCCAATTGTCAAGATCTTTCAAAGCTTTTCTAAATGTATCATGCTTTGCAATACCAATAATTTGACAACCTGAATCCGTTGGAAGTTGAAAAATTTCTGGCCAACCTAATTTATTTGCAACGTAAATACAATGGCGATGAATAGCACTATGAATTGGCCTAATCTTCTCTGGATTCTTCTTTGCGAAATCCACCCACACTTCGTCCAATAGGTATCCATTTATTTCATTCATAAATGTTCTACTTATTGTTTTTTTCAAGGGCTTCCAATACTTTACTCGGATTGAATCGGAATTGGCCTCCGAACATAACATATGGTAATTGGTACTTTTTTCTGTATTTTATGAATGTTGGAGCTGATACCCCCAATATCTGCCGCATCTTCTTTGCATCAACTAAGATTTGTACTTCTGTCTTTAATTCTTTTGCTTCCATTTTTTTTGATTTTTATATTTTTAACAAGACAAATATGGAAGCATTCGAAAAATAAAAATCAGAAATTCCGACTCAACCGACCCAACCGACCTTAATTATGACGAAAACCGACTCAAATAACATAAAAAAACCGACATCAGTCGGTTTATCATTAAAATGAAAATAGTACTCTATCAGAGGATGGATTTGGTGGTATCTCAAATTTATCACCATTTGCATCCTGTCTTATATAAATTGATCCATCTGAGCCATTGTAGGAATCACCATTTAAACCTCCTTTATTAAAATAAGATGCATTCCAACCTTTGGGATCATTGAAATAATATGCTGCCAATTTGGGAAGATATTCAGATCTATTACCGGTATGCTCGATATAACCATTGTCGACTAAAGCCTTTAGAAGTCTCACTATCAAATATTTTGGGGGTCTGTCAAACGCTTTTCTAAAATTTTCTATGATAGGCTCTATTATATACAGTGTATGTAAATCGAAGCCTTCCGGACCACCATAATTCTTAGCTTTGAATATTTGCTTTTTTGCTGAATCAATTGAAACAACGCTTTCATTCATTATTTTTAATAGTACATTTTCATTTGACGTTGATTGATATTTTTGAAGTGACTTAATAAATCGATCGATAACGTTTATTGATTTATTATCTCTAATTTTTAAAGATTGCAATAACTCAATATTTCTAGTCAAAAATGTATCAAACTGATGTCTGATTAATTTCTTTGACAGATCGAGTATGACGTTATCAAAATTTTGGATGCTTTTAAAAATTGGCTCTGCTTCTGATTCGATTATCGGTGGAAAATCATCGGAAACGTCCCGAATTTGCCCAAAATTACATTCATCGATATTTTCATATGGGCTATCATCCTCAAAAAGTCCCGCACTAAATGAAGATTCATAATCCCATTTTTCTATCTCGATTGGACGCGGCAAACATCTTATAATATCATGGATAAGTTTTTGAGCATGGTTCTCGACATTTGAACCAGTAATTTCTGTTAATCGTTCAATTAGATCAATTTTGATTGCGCTTGTCTTTGATGAGTTACCATTTGTTTGCCGGATATCCTGAAGTGATAAAGCCAGGTTAGTAGTTGCTAATGAAATTAAAGGATCCTTTGCATCAAAGCCACTTTGAAGGTAGAAACTGATTATTGTCGATAAATAACCGGACGTAAGACCTTTAACATCTGTTATGCTACTCGCATACCTTATTGGCAGATCATTAATTCCGGATAGCGAAACCTCTCTTAAATACAAACAGTACAACGAATCGACCTGCTGCACTAGTTTAAATAAATTTGAAGCAGTAAAATCAGGTGCATAATGTTCTTCCGGCACCTTATTTTCAGATGATAGATCATGAAAAATGTTGTTAAGGTGCATTTCTTTCTTTAAAATCCATTCATCATTTAGATCCTTATGTGCTTGCACCAATCGATATCGCTCATCTGTCGACATAAAACTCTTAACGAATAATTCTTTGGAAGGCATACGGACTAGTCCCAGATATTCATCAGCAAAATTCGCTCTAAAAGCATCATTTTGCTCGAAAAAATATTTTAGCAGGGGAAAACTAAGATTTTCAATATCTTTTTTTAATTCCAAAATATTTACCATTACTATTCACCTCCAACTTTCTTCAAATGATTAATCTGTTTTGGATCACCCCATGCGTTGTACATCGCAATGGTTTTTATTCTCTCATTTACTCGCACGTATCTTTGGAAGCTTCTGTAATCAGTATGACCACTGATTTTCATAACCTGTTCCGCGCTCATACCTTTTTCTAGTGATAGTGTACAAAAAGTCTTTCTAGATACGTGCGCCGATATCAAGTCATATTTCTTACTGACCTCTACTAGTCTTTCACCACCTCGAAAACGAACTATTTCAATATCGTCATCAATTCCAAGAAGTTTGCAAAGCTCCTTTATATATACATTGAAATTCTGAGAACTTAATCTAGGCAATGGATATCTACTATTAACATATCTTCTAAGGATCTCCGACGAATATCCGTTTAATGGAATCATTAAAGGTTGTTTTGTCTTTGTAACAGTTATTCTTATCTCATTTGATTTTATATTGTCCCACTTCAGTGTTTGTAGGTCCGAATATCGTAGACCAGTAGTGCATCCAAAACAAAAGATGTCACGGACTTTTTGGAGCCTTAAATTATCTGACAAATCAGCATTATACAATTTCAAAAACTCATTTTCACTAAGTGCTATAACATCCAGTTTTTCTTTTCTAATTTCAAAGCTTTTATAAGTCTCATTAATTTGAATTCCATGTTTTTTGGCATATCCAATGAATGTTTTTAAGGTACTTAGCTGCTTTGCAATAGTTGTATTCTGAAGCTTTTTAGTAGCTTCGCCAACCTTTATTTCCTTATTTAGTAAAAACTTTTGAAATGACTGCATAAAAGCATAATCAATTTTATCAAAAGATAGACTTACACGATTTGCGGCTTCATAATCCTGGAGATGCTTTCTTAATGATTTATAAACTGTTAATGAGCCCTTAGCTCTAACACCCTCATTGTCGTTAATATATCTATCTATAAAGTCATAAAGTACTTTTGATGGGACTAATCTATTTGCCAGTTTCTTTTCTGTGCTTAACAGTTCGGCTATGTCCGCAACAGTAAATTGCTTGTCATTTACTTCAAATCCAATCGCGATATCATTCACTTTCTTTTTAAGAGCTGCAAGGCGATCATTCATTCGTATAACATCATGCTGCATAGGTAGATTTTCGGGATCGAGATGAGGAAATTGTTTTGCAGTTTTTGAATTTAAGAAAATAACTCTCTTAAAATCAGTATCCCAATTTTCAGGCAATACATTTATTCCAGTAGGATGTTTTTTCATGGAGCCCGCGACAGACAAAGTCATCACTATTGGTCGCTCCCCACGCTTATTAATTTTATCCGTTCTAAGGATAAAATTTGTGGATACTAAAGCCATAATATAAAATTTAACGCACCACAAATATACTAAAAGGGGAGTAAAAGGGGGAATATTTATCTTTATAAATTTTAATATTTTTTTACCAAATTTAATATCATACAATTGATTTACAGTTACTTATTGTTAAATCAGTTTAATATTGTTTAAATGAATTTAAATAGGTTCAAGTCCCTCACTCTCCGCAGAAAAAGCCTTTCAGAAATGAAAGGCTTTTTGCATTTTAGCCCAATTTATCCCCTTACTCTTCTTAAGAACTTACCTCAAGTTTATATCCTTTGCCACGTATAACCGTAATTTTGATATTCGGATCAAACTCCAATTTTTTTCTAAGTTTTGATATAAACATATCTAAACTGCGTCCAACAATAATTCCCTCATCTTCCCAAATTTCTTTTTGCAGCCGTGTTCGCGCTATCGTTTGGTTAGGAGACAAGGCGAAAATATGTAACAAACGGGTTTCCGTTCCAGTGAGATCTATGGTGTTTTCATTAATGACCATTTCTCGCTCCTGCGGATTAAACAAAACGGCCCCAAAGGTTAAAATACTGTTATTTTGATCGTCTAACACAGTGCTTCGCCTCCGATCCGATTTCAAAAAAAAGAATCCAGCAAATGCTAAAAACAACAGGATACCAAGAAAATAGTTATTCGCTGCTGTATTTATCCCGCTAGGTTTAAATTTAATATTGATCATGTAACATCCTTTAGGTTGTACTCTACCTCTACAAGCAATAATATCATCTTTTTTATTATGGGAAATAGCATATCCATAAGCTACACTCGAATTGCCACAGTTGAGGACGTTAACGACATAATCACGGGCAAGAGGATCATTGACCAACAGGCGCTGAATAGCACTCACCAGTGAGTCTGGTTTAAAGGTGATTTCATTCTCAAACCTGATCTGATATTCATTTTCTTGAATCTTTTCTATCGGAAGTACCCTTGATCTACTGTCTCCAGACTGCGTAAGCAGTTCATCTCCTATCCTCCTAAGCAAAACTTCCCTCCTAGCGCTATCAAAATCGTCTGTGCCAGTCATATCAAAAGCAACAAAGGCCATCGCAATAAACAAGAGTATTATGCCGCCATACAAGTACTTGCGGTTCCCTGAGAAAATATTTCGGCTTTCAGACAT